CGAACTTGTCTATCACCCTGATGAGCTTGACGTCATGCAGGCCGACGAAGCCGCCCGCGCTGGCTCACTTAAGATGTTAGTCGAGGCAGGGATGCCGCTCCGTGGCGCAATGCAAACGCTGGGTTATAAGAACATCGAAGAGACCTTGGCGATGACGGGGCCAGAAACCGTGGTGCCCGAGGTCGTAGCATTGCCCACCCAAGTCGCCGACAATGTGGAACCGACGTCGGCTGCACTGCGCTCCGTAGACTGGGCGCTACTGTCAAAAAAATTAGAACGGCGCATTAAGGCAGGGAAGTCGCCGTGGTGTGACTTCGATAGCGCCGTTATCTCTGCCGACGAAGTAAAGTCTGTAATGGCACGGATTGGCCACGATGCCACGGTGTCCGACGTGGTGCGTATCGTCGCCGAGGTCAAAGCCGTTGACGATATGACCCCGAATGAGCGACGCATCTACAACGCCATCGCACCGGAACTCGCCAAGCGGGGCGCTACGTGGGCACGGCAAATTACCCAGAACAAAGAAGTAGACCCGACGCTTAAAGACGTCATCGCCCCGGTGTTAAACGCCGAGCTGGCAACGCAGATGGGTAAGCGCATCGACACGCTGGGGACACAGTTTAGTATCCCTATGGATACCGGCGAAGAGTCACAGCGGATCACTGACTGGCTTAGCGACTACGTGCCAAAACTGACCACACGCATAGACCAGACGACGGCAGACCGTATCAAGCCCATCATCGAAACCTACCGCACCACGCCGGGTATGACGATAGACGATGTCACGGCGATGCTATTGCCGTTATCTGACGCCGCACGGTCTCGCATGATAGCCGTGACCGAGACGACGCGGGCGGCGGCGCAGGCCACGGTGGAATATCAGCAGTATTTAGGCAAGGCGGGGATTACCATGATTCGCGTATGGAACACCGATGCCGACGAAAAGGTGTGCCCGATATGCACCGGCGAAGCCTACGGGGTTGACCTTAACGGCATGACCGAGGATGATTGGCCAACAGAAGTCGCCAGTGGCCCGCCTGCCCACGTGAACTGTCGCTGTGATACGTCGTTGCGCTTGGTGCGCCCATGATTCGCACCGAGGTCGATATCATCAACCGCATAAGCACCGCAGCGATCCTCGACGCCTGTCGAGCGGTCACGTTGGCATACGCCGTTGTTGTTCAGGGGCAACTTAACGAGGATAAGCCACCGCCGCCAAAGCGTGGCTCGATGAAGTGGAAGTCTGAGAAACAACGGCGCTTTGTGATGATGATGTGGAAGCGTGGGCAACTGCGCATCCCCTACTTACGTGGCACGGGCAACGGACTCAACGGCAGCGAAACACTCAACCGGAGCTACCGCGTCGACCTTGACGGTGACACTGCGGTGCTTATGTCGGCGGCGTCGTATGCGCCGTATGTCGTCGGTGACCAACAAGCCGAGATACACAAAGGACGATGGAAAACGGCGAGAGACGCCGCCGCCATTGTGCGCCAACGGGGTGACTTGCAAACCATCACCGACCAAGCCTTCGCACAGTTCAAACCATAGGAGATACGATGAACGACTTAATTACCACGCTTCGCACGTTGCTCGCTCAGACCCTCTTCGCCTACTACAAGGCGCACGCCTCGCATTGGAATGTCACCGGCGCCGACTTTCCGCAGTACCACGAATTCTTAGGCGATACCTACCAAGAACTCTTCGACGCCATCGACGCCATCGCCGAGATTATCCGAAGCCTTGGATTCAAAGCGCCGGCGACGCTTGCCACACTTGCCACGATGCAACCCATTGACCCGGCGACGGAAGACGACACGTTACCCATGATGATTACTCAGCTCAAGGCGACGAACGACCTCATCATGGTGACGGTGCGCCAAGGAATCACACAATCAGACACCGAGCCAGCGGTGCAAAACTTTTTGCAAGACCGCTTGATGGCGCATCAAAAACTCGGCTGGATGCTTAGCGCAATTTTGTCCTAGGAGGAATCATGGCAGACAGCTACATACCACCGGCGTCGGTCGCTGAGAACGCACGGCGAGCGCTCGACATCCGCAAAGCCAAGCCACCATCACAGCGTGGCATGACACCGGTCGGCATTGCGAGGGCGACGCAGTTGGCGAGTCGCAGTCCGGTATCGCTTGACACGATACAGCGCATGGCGTCGTACTTTGCTCGCCACGAAGTCGACAAAGAGGGGTCGACGTGGGACGAGCAAGGCAAGGGCTGGCAAGCATGGCACGGCTGGGGTGGCGACGAAGGACGCACGTGGGCAAACAGTATTTTAGCAAAACAGGAGACGAAGATGGAAAAGTCCTTCAAAGCCGGGTCACGGCATAGCGCCGCCGATCAGCAACTCATCGCCAAAAGCTACGGCTATGCTAAGTCAATGATGGAAACCATGGTGCAACTCGGTCACGCCGAAGTTGACCCCGACCCCGCAAAGGCAGTCAAAGTGCTGACGCCGGAGGGACTGAGCCCACGCCAAGACGCCATGGTCGCCGCCTATACGAACATCGTGACAACGTCGGGGAAGTTTAGTACCGGCATCAGCGAAAGCGGCGCCCACTACTGTGCGGACTCACCGTGGGACGACGAAGGCATGGTCTGCGCGAACTGTGTCTTTTACCAAGGCGGGGCGTGTCAGCTCGTTGAGGGCACGATTGACCCTGAGGGAATTTGTAAGCTATGGGTTATCCCGGAAAAGTCCTTAGTGATGGCAGCGCTTGAGCCGATGCCCGAAGACATGGGCGACATGATGATGGACTATGCAGTGGACGACATGAAAGCCATCGAGGACCGCAACACCACACCCAAGGAACGCGAAGCCATGCCTGCAGGCGACTTTGTATTCCCCGATACCCGCAACTTTCCCATCGTCACGCCGGGCGATATCAGTGCGGCGGTGTCGTCATGGGGTCGCTACGGTGGGACGGAGTCCTTCGACAGTTTCAAAGAGAAACTCATCGCCCTCGCCAAGCGCAAAGGGCAAAACTTCGTCGACGCCTTGCCCCAAGCATGGCTGGACGAGATGACCGCAAAGTCGACCCTTGACACCCCCCTGACAATAGAAGTAGGGGACGAAGTTAAGGCTTTGGCCCGTCGCTTACTCGGAGTAGCACAATGACCGACTTTGTAAAATCCTACGGCAGCGGAGTCAAGGCGGTAGGCGACTACACCTTACAGGGTCGTGGCATCGTCTACGGCGGGCAAGACCTTACCGGCGACCGCTTTACCAAGACGACCGACCTCGGCGATACCCGGAGCTTTGTCGGTACGCCGGTCTATTACGACCACGGGCTTAGCTCAATCCGTGGTCAAATCGGCACGGTCAAAGCATGGACACCGGTCGGCGACGGCATCGACGTACAGATTGAGTTAGACAAGCGCCTCGACTACATTGACGAGGTTATGGCGTTGGTCAAGAGTGGCGCACTGGGACTCAGTACCGGCGCACTTAGTCACCTCGTGGTACGTCAGAATGGCGAACTCAAGCGCTGGGTCGTCGGCGAAATCTCTCTGACTCCAACTCCAGCGGAACCTCGGACTCTTACCGAAGTGAAGGCAACTCAGGACGGCACCGTGCGCACTGCGACGGCGACGTTGAGCCCTAGCGATACAACCTCAACCAATAACACTAAAGGAACTTACAACGTGGAAAACATCAACCAAATCGTACAAGACGCCGTCGTGGCAGCGCTCAAGAACGTCGCCGGCACCCCCGTCGAAGGCGGCGTGATGACTGCGCCTGCTACCAAGACCGTGACGAGCCGTGGCTTCAGCAACGAGCCGAACGAAGCCCTCAAGTACTACCTCAAGACCGGCGACCGCATCGCCGCCAAAGCCACGCTCGCCGAAGGGTCAAACAACACCGGCGGCTTCTTGGTACCTACTGACCTCTACGACCAAATCATCGCCCGCCGTGACGAACAGAGCCTACTCGGCGCATTTAACATTCGCCGCATTGTCACCGGCGAAAAGTCCATCGTCGTACCTGGCCAAGACACCAAGGGCTCCTTTGCCATCGTTGCGGAATCAGGGTCGGCTAATTTCTCAGAGCCCAACTTTGCAAACAGTCGCACAATCACCACGTACAAATACAGCTTGGCGATGAAAATCACCAACGAACTCTTGACCGACGAACGCAGCAACTTGCAAAGCTTCCTGACTCAGGAAATCGCACGCGCCTACGCCCAAGCAGTGAATAGCTTCATCATCACCGGCACCGGCTCAAGCCAGCCCTACGGCATCTTGGCTCGCGCATCAAACAGCGTCACCGCAGCCAGCGCCACCGCGGTCACTTTCGCCGAAGTAAGCCAGCTCGAGTACACCGTACCCGGCGCCTACATGACCGGCGGAAACGACGTGGGCTGGATTATGAAGAACTCAACCCTTGGCAAGATTCGCGCCTTGACCGGCAACTATCCTCAGTTCATGCCGTTGTCAACCAACAGCATCAGCGGGAAAACCGGTAACCTCCGCGACCTCGACGGCTACCCTGCGTTCACGTCTGAGTACACCCCAGCCATGACCACGGGCTTGAAGTCAATCATCTTCGGTAACATGAACTACTACAACTTCGTCGAAAACGGTCAACTCGAAATCAAGCGCAACGACTCGTTGTACATGGCCACTGACGAAATCGGATACTTCTGTTACTTCCGTGCCGGCGGCGATGTCAATCAAGGCGAAGCCTTCGCATACCTCGTCCAAGCTTAACCAACGCAATGCCCCGGCGTCGTGCGCACGGCGTCGGGGTCTAAGGATGTCACAATGCAAGTACAAATGTTAGACGGATTATCCGGCACGTATGAAGACGGCGTCACGCCGTTGTATGCGTCGACCGGCGACATTATCGACATAAGCCCGGAGTGGGCGCAACGCCTCATCACTGCCGGCTTTGCCGTGGCGGTGGAAGCCGACCCCGTCGAAGCGCCGAAGAAAAAGCGGGTGGTCTAAGTGGCATACACGACGACAGCATTGCTCAAAAGCTACATGGGCGTCACGGCAAGTACTGACGACACCCTGCTGTCGCTCTGTATCGACCGTGCGCAAAGCACCATCGAAAGCTACAC